GTGCGGCTTCATCAGCGTCTTGCATGGTGTTTCCAAACCGGCGCTGAATCCGTCGATCCAGCTCAGTGTAATACTCATCGCTTTGCGGGTCAAATCCCTCATCCTCGATGAGCTTTTTGTGGATCCCAAATGCCGCAAAGGTCATTGCTTCGTCCTGGCCGAACCACGTATTGCGCTCGGCCCAGTCCTCCGCCTTCTTGTCCGGACGGCGAACCTCCTGCTGCGGCTGCGCATACGCCTGCGGGTTCTGTTGCTGCTGCTGGGCGTACTCCTGCTGCTGGGCGTACTGCTGCTCGCGCGTGGCCTGCATCCGCTTCGCGTCGCGGTACTTCTGCGCGGCCGAATACAGCTCGTTCAGGCGACGCTGCGACTCGATCACCGCGTCAGAATCGCCCGTTTCCACCGCACGCTTCAGCGCAGCCTCGGCGGTCTTCGTCTCGATCTCAAGACGCGAGCCGTACTCCTGCAGATACCCCGAATCGAGCTGCTTCATGCGCTGCTTGAGCTGCTCGGCCTCGCTGTGAACCTGCTGGGCGTAGCGGATCGCCTCTTCGCGCTGACGCTCGGCGTCGCGCATCTTCTTGGTCAGGCGGTTAATGCGCTTCTGCGCCGAGCCCGCAACCTCGTCGTGCTCAGAGCGGTCGTCGTCGCGGTCGTCGCCCGACGCATCCTGCTCCTCGGGCTCGCCGCTAGGCTGATCAACCTCAACCTCGGCAGCCTCGTGCTCGCCCATGTCGAGATCAAGCTCGCCGCTGTCCGGTTCGTATGCCTTCTGCTCTTCGGCCATTTTCTGCTCCTTACAGGCTCAAAATGTCCTCGGGGTCGGAAATGACCGCAAGAATCTCGTCATCATTCAGGATCCGGACCTCGCCGCCTTCGATCTTGAAGCGCGACCCCGCATAGCGGGCAAAGATCACCCAATCCCCCGTCTTACACCACGGGCCGTCCGGGAACTTGGCCTCGTCCTTGTAGCAGAGCGGGCCCTGCTTCATCACGTAGCCCACCACCGTGGTAAGCTGCCCGTCGTCCACGACCTGCTCGGGCAGATACACCCCGCCGGCCGTCTTGCCCTTGCCGCGGTACGGCAGGATCAGCATTCGCCACCCAGTCGGCGACGGCATCCGCTCCAAAAGGCTTTCATCGGCCTTGGACGGGTCCAAAACACGGTCCTCTTTGGGGACGTACATGCTTTCGACAGCGCCCTTTACGTCGATGGACGACAAGTCCACCGCGCTCGATGACTCAGTCATCCCTAGTCTCCTGCTGTTCGAGAAAACTTGACAGCTCCTCAGCCACAAACGTCAGCGCATTCAGCTCGCCCATGCAAAGCTGATAGTGCTCCATCGACCGGATCCCGTTGTTCTCCAACAAATCCAAGACCAAGGAACGCCGCTCCTTGATCGCCCGCTGCACGAATTGTGCTGTGTCAAGTCCATCCATGCCACAATATGTAGCATGTCCCATATACGGGGTGCCAGCCCATAAACTAAGGTTGACGCCTACACGTCGCGGCAGTACGCGTCGAGCGTTCCGATCAGAGCCGCGCCGCTTTGCGCCGACTGATCGCCGCCGTCCGCCAGAAGCGCATCCGCATGGCGGTCGCGCAGCCGAACCGTGCCGTCACAGATCGCTGCGGGGCTGCTGCCGATCACGCAGGAACTGACGAGCAGTGCCAGGGTCGTCGATGTCCACGGCATCCATCCGACGGCGCGCTTCGACATACTCATTGAGCTCCCTTTCCGCCTCGGCATCGGCCTCGTCGCGTCTTCCGCGCAAGTAAACCCCGAAGAGCGCGGCCAAAAACGCGCCAGCGGCCGCGAAGTAGACCTTTATGCGGAACATGCTTCACCTGTCGCCGTTCGCCCATTTCTTCAAACGCTCGCGCATGATCCAAAGAGCAGCAAGCGCAATCACGCCGAACAGAGCAATCGTGATGATCTGCGCCTGCCCGTCGAGCGCCGCAATCGCCGTCACGCCGCCCGCGGCCGCCGTGCCAAGCTGGGCCGCCGAGGCTCGAACCGTGTTCGACTGCGCCGCCGAGGTTCGGGGCACAGGCGGCGCATCGCCCGTCGTCCACGCTGTTTCTGGGTACGCGGCGCGATCCAGCTCAAAATGCGGGCCGTCTCGAAAACTCGACCAATCCCCGCCCCAAGTCAAAGGCACTCCCTCTTTTTCCGCAGCCTCCTTAACCGCCGGGCCAAGCCGATCATACAACGGCCAATCAAACGAAGGGCCGCCCGGTCCAATCGGGAGCAAATCCACCGCGTGCCCCGTCAAATGACGGCTGTTCATGGTGCGGGAGGCCCCAGACGCGACAAGCTGTCTTTGCCGCTCCTTCGTTCGCAACCCTTCAATTACCACGAAATCAAGCGGGCTTTCCTGCAGCGCACGGTCAATAACCCGCCTCAAATCAGGGTGAATGCCCCTAAGACTTCTCAAACTGCGCTCAGAATACTTACGCATCGCTCACCCTCCGGTCGTCGCGGCGCTCCCGCCGGTCCAGAGCACGATCCAGCTTCTCGTCCATCATCTGCAGCCGGTCCAAAATCTGCTTCATGTCCTCGCGCGCATCCGACTTGGTCACGTACTCCCGCGCAATCTCTTCTCTCGTCCGGTTCAGCAAGATCGTGATCCTCTTCAGGTCATCCACATATCCACGCAAAACCCAGCCGAGAAAGCCCAGGACAAAGGTAAGTCCTGCGCTCCAAATCAGTGCAGCATCCATTGAACCAGGCTCCCCAGAACACGGCCGAGGGCCTTAGTCGTACGTGTAGCGGCCGCCGCGCTGCGCTGCGCCCATGCCGCGGCTCTTGCCGCTTGACGTCGTGCCCTTCGCCGTGTTCGGCGTCGCCACCGTCACCTGCTTCGCAAACGGAATGCGGCCCTGCCCGTCAATCACCGCCGCCTTCGCCGGCTTCGGCGCATCCGAGGGCTTAGACCCCGCATACTTCACACGTCCTTGCATCACTGCCTCCTTTGCTGGGCCATCGCCATCTGGGCCGCGATCCGCGCACGCTCGCGCTCGGCCGTTGCGTCAAGTTTTGTCATTGTCAGCTCACGGTTTTGCTCCAACCGATCTTGGAACTCGCGCGCCCGCTGCTGCGCCTTCTGCGCGTCCAACTGCAGCTCCGCCTGATCCTGCGCAATTTGCGCCTGATCCTTCTGCGCACCAAGCTGAAGCTCCTGCTCTTTGAGCGCGACCAACGGATCAGGTCCCTGCTGCTGCGCTTGGCCGGTGATCTGGTCGTTCAACTGCCGCAGATTCTGAAGCTCCTGCGCGACCTGGTTCGCAATCGCCGCCTCAACTTGCACCTGCATCTCGGGCGGCAGCTCTTGGCCCGCGCCCATCTGCGCGACCTGCGCCATCACGATCTCAGTCGCTTTGATCCGAACGTGGTCCATCAGGTGCTTTTGCAACGCCATGGCGACCATCGGCATCTGCCCGACAAGGCCCGACGCGCCAAAGACAAGGTGAGACATCATGTGGGCGTCGTGGTTCTGCCCCTCAAACGCCTGCAGCTCCAACTGGTTTAGAGCGTCGATGTTCTCGGTCGCCGGGTCCTTTGGCTGCGCCTCGGCCTCTTCCTTCGGCTTGAGGATCTTGTCGATGTCCCGGACGCCCAGCGCCTCGTACATCCGACGATACGCCTCGTAGATGTCGTGCAGCTCGGGGGCCTGCATCGCCAACTGCATCTGCGTCTGCGCCAGCATGATCCGCTGCGACTGCGAGAAGATGTTGGGGTTCGAGACAGGGATCACGTCCACCCGGTCGTCGAAATCCTCCGCAAACACCGTCTGATCCGCGCCCGCGACCGTGTACGGGTACTGCGGCGGCAGCGACTCCGACATCGCCCGCGCCAGGAGTTTGAACTCCTGCTTCATCGCGTAGTGCAAGCGCTTGTGGACCGCGCTCATCACCCGCGCGCCCTGCTCCAGCATCGCCACCGTCGTGCCAACCGCCGCCTGCTGGTTGCCGTCCCCGACCTTCATGTCGGTGATCGTCGCAAACCGCTGGCCCGCTTGGACCACAAAGCCCAGAAGGTTGAACAGGGTGGCGTTCGGGCCTTTGAACGGCAGAGGCATCAAGCTGTCGCGGATCGCGCCGCCGGGGCTGTCCACATCCCGGAACTCGCCCGGCTGCAGAGGATCGTCGTTGTCCCGGATTCGCAATCCGCGCGCCTTGAACCCTGCCGGGAGGTTCGCCAGCGTGCCCGCGTCGATCAACTGCCGCAATGCCGCCGTTGCCGTCCGCGAAAGTCCACCAATCGTGTGGATCAGCCCCAACCCGTAGAAACCGAAGCCCGGCAGGAACTTGTAATGCACAAAATACTGGATCTTGCGGCGCTTTGGGTCCGCCTCCTTGTAATTCCGACGGATCGACAGAACCGAGCCCGTGTCCTCGCACACCGTGACGACGTAGGGCAGCATGATGCCCGTCTCCTCGCCGTCCTCGTCGCGGTCCTCGTAGCCCGGAAGGTCCAGATCAACGTGGAATTCCAGCAAAGTGACGTCGTAGTCGATCATCGACGGGCTTGACCCCTCGATCTCGTCCGTCACGTCCGAAATATCGCTCTGCTTTTCCTGCCCAGGATGCACCGGAACATCGCTGTAAAAGCCCGCAACCTGCAGCTTCCGCACGTCGTTCGCCGGCATCCGCAGAACCTGCGCCACAAACGGGGCCGTCTCCAGATCGGCCGCGTCGTACGGGACGACCAGATTTTCCGCAGGCACGAATTTGGACACAACCCGTTCCAAATTCGCGTCATAGTAGACTTTCTTGAACGTCGATCCCGCCAAAGGCAGGTAAAACAGCATCTGATCGAACTCAGGCGTGTATTCTTCCGCCACGTTCGTCACATAGTAGTTCATAAACTCCTTGACGCGCTTCGCTTGCGCCTCTTTCTCCTTCGTGATCTCGCCCAAAACGTGTGTTCGGACCGGACCGCCCGGAGGCAGGAGCTCATTAAACGCTTGCGCCTGAAACTGTGTCGCCGCTTCCGCCAAAAGCGGATGCGTCACGCCCGTCGCGCCGCGGAACGGATTGGTCCGCTCCTCGTACTTGAAGCCCAAAAGCTCCAAGCCCTTGCTGTATTCTTCTTCCCAGTCCCCGCGACTTTCCTTAGCACTTTCGTACTGCGCCAAAAGGTCGTTCGCCACGGCCCCCAGCTCACCGAGATCCATCTCTTCGGCCAAATTCCGGTCAAACGCACCGCCGTCCGGGCCGAAATCCTCCTCGGGGTCAAAGTCGATGACAGCGCCGCCGTCATCCTCCAGCTCGATGTCCACGCCCTCAAGAAACGGACGCCGCGCATCCATCGTCCGGCCCAGAGACTCGACGGTCAGATCAACCGCCGCCTGCTCCATCTCAGGGCTGTCGTTCTCCCGCTCCACGAAAGAAACTGACGGAATGACCGGGGCTCGCGCCATAAAATCCTCCTGCCGGCAAAACGCCGGGTTTCCACAAACCTACCATGCAAAACAGGGCTTGCCTAGCGTCGGGAGGGCTAGAGGAGGCCCAGTTTTCTCCAAATACTTGCGCCGGGCGCTGCGCTGGGGGCCGTAAATTGAGCGTTTGCCAAATTTGCTTGGTTGACCGCCGCGCCGGACGGCTGCATCGCGTCCAGGCGGCGCTGACCCATCATCTGCTGGTTGCCCAAATTGTTGCCAAACGGACTCGCACCGGGAGGGCCGGCAGTAAACGCCGCGGGGTTTAGGACACCAAAATCGAGCGGCCCATCCTGCTGACCACCCGGGGCCGGCTGCTGTGCCTGAAGCGCGCCCATCTGCATCCCGCCCGGCGAGGGCATCCCGCCCGGCGAGGGCATCCCGCCCGGCGAGGGCATCGAAGGCCCCATCACGCCGCCGCTCATCCCGCCACCGCCAAAGTAATCCCGCTCCTTCTGGCGAACGGAGTCCACAAACTGCGCCACCGCGCCCTGCGCAGACTGCTGAACAGGCTGCGCATACGTCTGCGTCAAATACTGGCTGTACGCGTCCAACGGACCGCCGCCCACGGGGCCGCCCATCTGAAACCGCTGAACCTCGCCGCCGCGGTACATGCCGCGCGCAACCTCGTTTAGGCTTCCGATCCCCTGGTGTATCTGCTGCGGCATGTTCGACCTCATCATGTCAAAGACCCAATTCCCAAATTCAACGGCGTCACCGACAACAGGCCGCGGGCCGCGGACTCCGATCCGCCGGGCATCCGGTTCAACATCGCCAGATACTCCTCCAGAGACATCGAATACCCGCTCGGCAGCGTCACAGGAGCCCCGCCGAGATACGCGATGTCGCCGTATTGGCCCACGCTCAGGCCCGAATCAGGCGTGTCCGTCGTGCCGTCGTCCGTAGCACCCCCCGCCGTATCGCCCGCCGCGTCGCCGATAATCGCCGGGACCCGCGATTCCGCAATCCGACGATCCGCGCCCTCTTCCTCCATCGCCGCCTGCGACGCCATGAAGTCGTCAATCGTAAACGGATCGCTCGGCGGAATGATCCCGTCCTCGCCAAACAGCGGCCGACCGCCCGTGATCCGGCTCAGGAACCCGTCGCCCGTGTCCTGGCCTCGCAACAGAGGATTCACCGCGTTGATCCCCGCCGCGGCAAGCTGCGCGCCAATCGACGGGCCGCCGATGGCCGGCGCAAACGAACCCTCCGGAACCCCCAAAGCGCTCGCCGCCGTATCCGCCGCAATGTTCGCCGGCGTCGGGGCCAAAGAAGACCCCGAAGACGACGCCTGCAAGCCCGTGCCGCCCAAGCCCGTGCCCTGAGACAGATCCGTCTCGCCGATCAGAGCAGGACGCTCCTCAAACCCATACCTCCCAGACGCGCGATCCTCCTGCATCTGCGCGATCCGACGCTGCGCCTCCGCCGAAACCTGCGCCTGCTCCGCAGCGCGGGCCGCGGCAAGCGCCTCCGTCGCCGTGGGCTGCGAGACAGAAGCCTGACCCGCGGGCCGCGGACCAGGGTCCGTGCTCAACCGCATCGGCAAATCGCCTTCATACGGGACATCGCCAAACGGCGTCGCCCCAAAGGCGTCGATGTTCAAAGCATCGTCAAAACTCGGCGGAACGCGGGCCGCGGACGACGGAGCAATCTCCGGCAACGCGCCAAAGCCCGGAACGGCAGCCTGCCGAGACGGGCCAGGAGCCGCGGGCCGCGGCTCGCCGTAGTCTGTCCGAAGCGGCAAGTCGCCCTCCACAGGCGTGGACGTGTCGAGATCAGGGGGGATCGTGCTCGGACGGGTTCCTTGCGGAATGACGCTCACCCCGCGCACCCCCGGACTTCCCGGCAGGATTTCCTCCAAAAACGCCTGCGGAGCCGCAAAATCGCCCGCCGGGACCGGAAGAGACGCAATTCCGGCCCGAGGGGCGGTTTGGCGGGCCTGATCCGGCAGCGCAAACCCAGGAACAGACGCCGCATACCGATCATCCCCCGCGCTCAAAGCAGGGGCCTGCCCCGCCGCGGAATTCAACGACCCGCCAAAAAACAGCGGCGGCGGCGAAACCACCGCTTCCGGCGCAGGACCGGGCAGCGCATAGCTTTGATAATCCGTCCCAAGAGGCAGATCGCCCGCCACAGGCGTGGACGTGTCCAGATCGGGCGGAATCCTGCTCGCCCCAACCCCCTGCTGAAGCGGCCCCGCGCCCCTCGCGCCCGGACTGCCCGGCAAAATCTCCTCCAAAAACGGGTTCGGCATCCCCGACATCGAAACAGGGGCCGGCGGCAACTGACTGCTCGGCAAAGCGCCCACCCCAGGAACCGACGGCGCACCCGGAACAGCGCCAAAGGACGTTGTCCCCTCCACGCCCGGCGCAATCGGAGCGTCAAACCGCGTCGTGTACGACGTGATCGGCTGGCCGTACACGCGGCCAAATTCAGAGAAACCGAGCTCCTCCACAGGCTGCGGCGGCCGCATCTCAGGGCGCGTCGGCTCCGGACCAGGACGCATCTGCGGCAGAGGGCTCGTCTCCGCCCCAAAACCCTCCGGCAAAAACGCCGCCTCGGGCGGCAACGTCTCATTAAACTCCGAAAGAGACATGCCGCCCAAACCACCAAGGCCCGCGGGCCGCGGTACGGAGCCCGACGCTGCCGAGATGTAGTCATCAATCGTATACTGCGGGGCAGAGGCCCCCGCCGTCGCCGCGCGAACGGCCATCGTGTCCGGGCCCATGAAGCTCCGCTCGGGCAGAGCAGGGGCAGGCTGCGGGGCAGGCTGCAGCGCCGGGAAACCCAGAGGGCCCAGGCCCATCACCGCGTCAAAATTGCTTTGCGGCGTCGTCAAATACCGCGCCGCAATCGACGTCTCCTCTTCGGGAGCCGGCAGGTTCGGGCCCTGCAGCGGGCCCACGGCCATCGGAGCCGGAACAGCGTTCGGCAAAGACCGCTGCATCAGCATGTCCCGCAACATCATCTCGCCGCGCTGATCCGGCCGATACCCGCCCAAAGACGGCTGATTCGTGAAGAAATTGCCCGTGTTGGCGTTGTAATCGTCAAGCCAAGAGCCCGGAGGCGTCGTCGCCGCCGAAGGCTGCTGCGCAAACGTCTGCTTCGGAACAACCGGGGCAGGAGCCGCAACGGGCTGCGGCGTCTTCTTCACCGACGAAGACGGAGTGGGCGTGCTGTCCTTGCCGCTGTCCGATTTTCCCGAGGGGAAACCCGTCCGCGTCTGCTGCGTCTTCTTAGACGACGAGGGCGTCGTGTTCTTCCAATCCTCGCTCCCGCCCGACGAGATCGACTTGCTCTTGCTACTGGACGACGTGGACGGCGACTTGGTCGCGCCAGGGGACTTGCTCGTGCCAGAAGAGGTGCTCTTGCTCTTGCTGCTGCTCGAAGACGGCGACTTGGTCGCGCCAGGGGACTTGCTGCTGGACGACGAAAAATTGTTGCCGCCACCCGTCTCACTATACGTGGACCCCGTCGCAAAACTGCCAGCGCGCGGATCTACAGCCATGGCAAAAAGCTCCCCAGATGGCAGAAAATATCACCGCCACCCTACCCGATAACCCAAAACCCCTCAACACCTACCCATAATACGCACGAATCCGAGGGCTGCGCTCCTCCTCATCCTCCCAGTCATCCGTCGGCAACTGCACAAAATTACCCTGCCGATACCGCATCAACGCCTGCGTGCAATTATGCACAAGCATCCCATTGGCGTAGAAGCAATGCTCCCCCTCAACCTCCAGATCGTACACGCGACGCATGGTACGGGTGTTGCGTACGGCTTTTACCTGTCCGAAACTTGCTCTCAGCGCTTTGGCATTTAGAAGAACAGGACTTTCGCTTGGGGCTGTTGCCCACACCCTCTGAACCACACCAATAACAGACAAAAGCCACGACAGGGGGGCCCTTCTCCTTCTTCGCTTTGC